TGGTGCGCCAGGGATAAGCGGTCCGATAGATCGCATACCTGCGACAGATCCGCGTACACACTCTGGGCTAAAGATTGCAGTTGACTCAACATCTTGCTGTTGGTAAACCATTGCCCAAGTCTTTGGGTCAATCATTCCGCGACGGCGGTTAAGATGCTCACCAGACCAGCGTGGGTATAAACCTTTTTCATCTGCTTCAGTAGCGTCAGCGTCCCAAGGACGATCTGACTTAGGCCAGAGGGTTACCCAGTCTTTTGGCTTGTCTGCAAACTCAAGTACAGCTGGCATTGCCAGATATGTCCAAGGGCTGACATTATCGGGGTAGCGTTCTGGGTTACGCATCTCGCGGTAGAGATCCATTGGATCTACGCGTGTGCCGACAACTAAGATCTTTCCTGTTGGGCCAACACGGGTGAGAACTTCCTGCTGAATCCAGCGAAGTTGCTTTTCATACTCGCCGCAGTTTGCCAAGGTCACGCAGTCATCTAGGATGATGAGATCTGCACGGGCACCGTAAATCTGCCCGCCAATACCAAGGGCTTGAACGGTAGGATCTTTTTCACCTGAGTCGCGCTCAAGATAAATGCTGTCTGCTGTCCACTTCTCGGCGGTAGCCTTAAAGCCTTCAACTGGAGCATATCTGCGCTGCAACTCTGCCCACTGGGGCGAGGTCAATCTTTGCTTGATGGCATAGAGGAACTCTTTGGCCATGCCCTGCGTCTTAGAAACCAATTTGATACGCACATTGGGATTGGTCACAATGCGGTAGGTCACATAGTCAATTGAGACGGTCATAGACTTAGCATGCTCTGGTGGCATGTTGACTAAGACGTAATTCTTATAGCCGACCTCGTAGGTCATATTCCCATGAAGCCAGGCAGGTTCACCTTCTTCTAGCAGGGACGTGACGTTCCTCTGGTGGTCGAACGTCACGCTATTCAGGTACTTCTTTCGGAAGTCTTCAAAAGATATAGTGGCGTCTTCCTCGGCTACAACGCCAGCACGCTTTTTAATAACGCGGGCAAGGTCAATAGCTTCTTTGAATTGAGGATCGGAAGAGCGGTAATACTCATAAGACTTGACGGACTTGCCGACTGCGCGGCAGGCGTCCTCAACAGTCACGCCTTCTTCAATGAGAGCCAGAAGGCGCTTCTTAGCGTCGGAGGCTGAAAGGCTGGCACCTTCGGCCAGCTTGTAGCTGTTGCTCTTTGGCTTAGCCATCGGCGCGAACCTCTACATTTCTAATGGGTGAAAAATGCTAATGGGTAATAATAGACCTATGCCACTGCGAAGCATCCCCTAGGGGATTGCTCATGGGTAGTTATGGGGGGCTGTAAGCCCCAACTGGGTAACAAATACATAGGGGCCTGAAAGGCCCTGCATTTACCATCTGGCATGGCTCGTGGAGCTCGCCATGAAGCGAGCGGAACGGGGGGATTATTTAATCCCCTATATATACTAAGGCGTTGACTTTGACGTTTATCCCGCCCTAAGGTGTGTGATGTTAGTCACACTGTATATTACTGATGGGTAATGTGCCTCTGACCTGCGGTTTTACCTTACGGGGCGCCTATATTTAGAAAAAATATTTTGGTGGATAGTACATATAAACACCTCTCATAGTTAAAACCCCGTGGGTTGAATACCGCGTAAACGGCTACGACCGACCAATTGGCGACCCGTACCTTTCCCGCTGGCTGGGGAATTACGGGAAAGATTCCCGCTTGATTCGGGGGCATTTATCCCCCATTACGGGCGCTTGTGGATAACTAACAACGCGTTCGGGCGTGTTGTTGGGGCGTTGTTGGAGGTTGGTGAGCGGACTATAGCTCCCTGCCACCAGCAACCGATCTCACGATACGAGAGCGCCGTATCTCAACCCTTAACCATGAGCCATCTCAGATAGTGAGACACCGGCAGCGATCACCGGCAGCTGATGGTCCGGAGCAGTCTCGTAAATACTCAGAATCTTTGACCAGTCTTTGACCGTAAGTATTGAAAATATCTTTAATTTCATGGTTCAATACTCCTAGTGAGTAAGTCACTCACTGCAAGATCAAGCGTAAAGGACTGCTAATGGATATCGTTAAAGAGCTAGAAATAGAGCTAATCAAGGCCGCAGAATTAGAACTAGAGATGAACGCTCTCCGTAAGGAGTGGAATAAATTCGCACGCCTTTGCCTACGTGAAGAGGGCTACGATAAAGAGACTATCGCCTACGTATTGCACTTCTATCGCGGGTGGGACATGTCGCAAGAATCTTCTAAGCTCTCCTATGCCACCAACCTTCTAGGCTATGCTCGTCACCTATGGAATTACTAGGAGCCACCATGCACTCACGTAACTATTACCGTATCCGCACCGCAGTCCGCACCCTCTTCTGGGTCGGTGTACTCGTTGCAGCGTATTATCTCGTCAATTCTATCTGGTGGACTGGCACTGGCTGGCACTTCGGTGCAGCTCCATCACTTTAATTCTGGACTATCCTGCACGGTTCACGCCGTGCGGGGTGGCCTAGCATTAGGGCTAGGAAAGAGAAGGGACTATTTCAATGACTACTATCACTATCAAGCCAACACCAACCGACACCGTGATCGCTGAGATGCTCGGTACTCGCACGGGTATCAGTATCCTAGATAGCGGCGGCGCTTATGGCCGCCACTGGCAGCTCAACGCGGGAAAGACCGTCGCAGACTGGCTCAATGAGCCACGCGTTACCGTTGACCCTAAGTGGGGAGACGTCACCCTTTCAGTCTTTCATCATCTCAGTGAGCAGCTAACCTACTGTAAAGAGCTAGACGTGCAATTCACCGTTTATGCTGCCACGCAAGAGGATACGTACTACACGCAAGATATTGAGAGCTGGCTAGAGCTGATCGGTGGGACCGTTGACTACTCAGTCAATAGCTATAACGGCGAGAGTAATCTCTCTCAAGTAATCCAGTACACCGCCTTCACACTCGGAGACGTATCGGGCTACGTTGCGCTCCAGATACACCAAGGAGCGGACGTCCGCGGCGGATATACCGCGCCGCGGATATTCACCATGCACGATGAGTGGGGACTAGTCTCGGAGAGCATGTCTATAAATTGCACTGAAGATCGTACTCACTATCTTGATACCACTGGCGGCGGTGAGTGGTCTGATCATCTAGGCGGATACCATGAGACACCGTATAGCTTGCGTGAACGCGCTAAGGAGCGCGGCCTTGAGTCTGGTATCGCTTGCCCTGATGAAGAGTGCAAGGGCCTACTTACTGCCTAATTACGGGCCGCCAGTGATAGATCGTGAGCGTGGGTGCAATTCCCACCACTGGCACGGCGGCACCGCGCCGCTACTTATGAAAGGACTATAAAGTGCAGAAATACACCGTAACACGCTACGCGTTCAGCGAGCTATCTTCAGCAGCTCAAGAGCGTGCAATTACAGACTGGCGCAATGATAAGGCAAGCGAAGACTCCAGCTGGTGGCTAACCCCGCTCCTAGAAGAGCACCTAGATAATGAGCTAGGCAATAATACTTCAGATCTTAAGATCTATTACTCTCTCAGCTACTGTCAGGGAGATGGCGTAGCCCTTGAGGGCCGCATTACTCCAGAGAGTGCCCCGCTCCTTACGTGGCCCGCTGGCGCTGCCTATGCCTATATCAAGCACTCAGGGCGCTATTACCATGAGCGCTCCTTCTCTCTTACCGTTGAGACTGATGAGGGTGATGAGATAGAGGGCAAGCCCGTAGAAGTGCTACTCAACCAGCTCCGAGACGTATGCGTGAGCCTTGAGAAGATCGGCTATAAGGCATTAGAAGAGGAGCTAGAAGAGTCTAGTATCCGCGAGCAGATAGAGTCATGCACTGACGCAGACTGGACCGCTGATGGCAAGTACTCCATCATCACAGAGCCGCAGGAGATACTCGCATGAGTAAGGTCATCATCACAGTATCGGGCGGGGTAGCTGAAATAGCTCAATGCCCTAACGGTGTAGAGATAGAGATTATTGATTACGATAATCAAGGAGCCATCGCATGAGTGCCGACCTTATAGACGTGTGCGCTGAGTGCCTATGCACTGATTACCATGGCGAGCACTTACCAGACTGCACCCGTGAGGATAGTTTGGAGACGTGCGGCGTGTGCGGGGAGTATTACGTCAACACGGCAAGCCCTTACACCCGTGACTGTCTTTGCGAGTCAGACACTCCATGGGGAAAGGAGCTGCTATAGCTGCAAGCTGCTACCAGTATGACTTTCACGGGCGGGAGTGGCTCGTCACTTGCGACTCTGGCTCCTGCTCGTGGTTGATCTATACCCCGACATTGCGAGACGGTAAACGTCTACGCCTTAAACATACGCGCACCGAGTGCGCCAACGGCTACTAGCCACTAATACCGACCACTTAGGCGATAGGGGAGCGCACGCGACCCGACACGCGGACGCTTGACTTATGCCACGGCGTAGGCAATTATTGACCAAACAGGGAACGAGTCCCTGAATTACTTACTACAACCAACCAACCGATAGGGGAGCAAAAATGTCACACAATCCAGGACGAATCGCCTACTTTGAGGCGAAGGCAAAACTGCTAGAAAACAACGCCATCAAATTTGCACAAGAAGGACGCAACGACGATGCAATCAAAGCTGGAATTGATATGGTCCGAGCCATGGCAGAAGCCACACGACTTAAGATTCGCGACAACAGGGAAGGAGGGGACGCAGCATGACTCAATCATTTACTGAAAAACTAATGCAACCAGCAGTGGATCAGATCCAAAGCGCATTACAAATTGCATACCAAGCAGGCTACGATCAAGCGATGATAGACCTGCAAAATCACGAGCAACACATCAGCCAATTAGTGGCAGAAGACATCGGAGAATAATGGCTACATTTGTTTCACTCTTTGCAGGTGTGGGTGGCTTTGATCTTGGTTTTGAGCAGGCTGGCCACACCTGTGTAGGGCAAGTAGAGATAGATAAACACGCACAATCTGTGCTGAAAAAGCATTGGCCAGATGTGCCACTGCATGATGATGTAACTACAGCTACACAATGGGCAAAGGAGATAGGTTTAATTGGAAAAGTTGACATTGTTTGCGGAGGATTTCCGTGCCAAGATGTCTCAGTCGCTGGCAAACGTGCTGGAATCGCTGGGCAACGAAGTGGATTATTCTGGGACGCAATACGATTTGCAGAAGAAGTCAAAGCACAAACAATCGTCTTGGAAAACGTGCCAGGACTTCTATCAAGCAACAACGGACGCGATTTCGGAGTCGTCCTCACTGCTCTGGCCGACGCAGGGTATCGCCACATTGAATGGAGAATCCTGGATTCGCAATTCTTTGGAGTACCCCAGCGACGCCGTAGAGTCTTCATTGTCGGAAGTGTTACAGACCGACGCACCAGCCCGATACTCATTGAGTGCGAAAGCAGCGGAGGGAATCTTGCGCCGAGCAAACAAAAGAGGAAAAAGCCTGCCTTTGCTACTCCAATCAGCACTAGAGAAGGCGGCAGGGATATAGCAAGCACGCTACCAGCAGAACTTTATCATCATGGTTCAGTTGTGAATCAGGATTTGAGTGCTGGTCATGTTGTGGTTCACTAAATCTCGTCGCGCACAGAGCGTGGACGATTATGAGACATGGATAGCGGGGGGGGTAATGCCCACATTAAATGCTTTTGACAACGGGGATGTGAGAACTACAATTATGGTAATTCCAATACATGATAAAGCGACGCGCTTTAATGGTAAGCGTAAACTGGCCAATGGAGAATACTCAATGGATGGCGCTGGAAACGGGCTAGGCATTGGCGAAGATGGTGCACCTATGAACACGCTAACTGGTGCAGACCGTCATG